GATAAACCTGGTGTTGTATCGATTTTAGTTGCATTATCATTTCCACGAACCGGGATGTAAAAATCTTCTAACATGTTCTGCATGTTGTATTTTAAATTATACTCACCCGTTTTTTCATCCATCATCGGAGTACGCTTCATACTTGAAATAGTTTTCTGCATAAATGCTTCTACTTCATTAGGTGGTATTGCTCCTACATTTACATAAAATACTCTTTTTTCTGGTGCACGAGCAATTCTATGAATTAACATCGCGTCTTCCATTAGTGTATATTGTTTAAATAATTTTCTAGCTGGTTCAATATATGCTCTACCATAAGGTAAATAATTAACATCAGCTACAAATCTAAAGTGAGCCATTTCATAGTTATCAAATACTATACCACCTCTATCATCTTCTACACTCTGGTTAGGCACATTATAGTAACCATAAGAACCACCTGCAAATCCATCAGGATTCCATCTAAATTTTACTTCTGATGGGTTTTCCATATTCTGACCTTCCATTCTTTCAATGTGGTAAGCTGTATAAGGTATAACATTATAGACACCAAACTTTTCGGATATTTCTAATTTTAGGAAAAAATCACCATACTTACACATTTGGCGAACCCACATCCAAGCATTAAATTCTATATTTAATACATCATAAAATAAATTATATAATATTTTTTGTATATCTTCATTAGAACTTCTAATCTGAAGCACTTCACCCATATCATTTTTAAGAGTAGACTCATCAGCTAATATATCTAGAGCAGAGGCAATAATTGCATCTTGATCCATTATATCGTATTCTGAGTATAATTGAGGTCTTAAATAATTATAATTTAGGTTAAATTGAGCCCCGTATAGTGATGATGGTGCTGTAGAGTAAACTCTATTAAATCTATCAACCAAGGCATTAGTTTCATATTCTCCACTGGATTGAATATGTCCTGAATCTATTGTTTTTACTTGATTCCCACCTACGTTCCTTATTACAACATCTGTTGAAAATAATCTTTGTAGTCTTGAAAATATACTTGTGTTTGCCATTTTTATCTGTTATTATTATTATAAATATTATTATAGTAGCCAATCAATGTTTTCCTTACCGTTTTTTGTATCGATGCTATAAGGATTTTGTATTTTATTATTATTACCGTAGCTACCTTGGTAGGCAGTTCTAGTAACTGACATATTGTTTAACGATTCTCTTGTAAGGTCTAAACCCCTCTGTCCAAACTTAAGGGCTGTATCTCTTATATACATTGCAATACTGAAAGCCATAACTAAATCATCATTATACCCTGATTGTGCTTCTGGTCTTCCATTACGCCATATAAATGTTTTCATTTCTTCAATTAATCTTTTAGATTGTATTGTTACACCTTTATCACCTATATATTCTTGGAATTTACCTATTACCATAGGTCGTGTTCTTGATGACATAGTAAATCCAGGAACCATTTTTGAGTGGTCTTGATATTTATCAAAATACGAATTAACATTGGCTTCTCCACCCTTTTGTGAATAGTAAAGGTTAGTATAGTTTCTATCTATAACTACTTGTATAGTAGCCCAACCAATATTAGCATTTTCTACTACTAATAATGCTTCATTATATTCGGTAGCTATACCTACTAGCAAGTGTCCGTATTCTTTTGTTCCAATTTGTCCTTTATACTCAGCTACTTGAACGTTTGTTTCTGAGTCTATAACATGGAATGCAGAATAATCTTTACCATCCCCTCTAGACACATCAGCTACTACCATATAGTTTCTTGAATAATCAGCCTGCTCCCAAACCCATAGGTTTTGATCGTTACCTCTTTTTTCTAGAGGATCCTTTACAAATGATTTTTCATAATATTCTATGTACTCTGGGTAGAAGACTATATCACCAGAAGTACTAAAATCACAATCACATTCTTGTGCTGCCATTCTAGGGTCGCCTAATAATTCATCTTGTCTATCTCTCCATGTTTGATCTCTTTCGGGGTGAACATACCAAGGAAGTTTAATTGGTAAAAAATCATTTTCACCTGCTTCTGCTCTAGACCATGTTTGGTGGAACCAATTACCTGTACCATAAGGGGTAGATAATGCTATACAACCACCACCCGTTGCTAGTGTTTGTTGTGCCGATGCCCAAATTTCTCCAATATTTTCAATAAATGCTGCCTCATCAATTAACAATAAAGATACTGCTTCAGATCTACCTGCATCACTTGATGCTGAGGTTGCTTTAATTTGTGACCCATTATCTAATCGTAATGTTAATTTATTATTTTCAGGTGCATTTAGCTTAAGCCATGAAGGTAAATTTTCATACATGAATTTTACCTTTGTTACCATGTTTTTAGCTGTGTCCTGTTTAGTTGCAATACAAAGTATATTTTTGTCTTTGTGGAATATCATTAACCATAATGAGTAACCAGCAGATAAAGTTGATATACCTAACTGTCTACCCTTTAATATAATTGAATAAGGATTATCGCGCCATAACGTTAATACTTTGTCTTGAAATGGGAACAGGTTGAACTGTATGCGACCACGTTGTGGGTGCTGTATATAACAGTATTTACGCATAAAATGCACGGGATCCTTGGCACATTTTAAATATTCTTGACGTATTACTTTTTTTATGTCTGACATATTATTTTGCTAATAGTAATGCTACTGCTCCTATCAATATCGCACTACCACCATATTGGAACAGTTTTGTTTTAGCCTTTTGTTTTTTTAAAGAAAATTGTAGTTTTTTAGACAGTTCCTGAGATATAGCTATCTGGTTTGTTTTAGTACTTAAAATACTTTCAAAATTCATAACTCTACCATTTAGGTTTAATATAACACTATCTTTAACAATAACTTTCTTTTCTAATAAACTTAACTTAGTGTTTAATAGACTTATTTCTTTTTTAGCTCCATCACCCGTTATTAAATCTTTAATTACTAGACGTGCTATCGGTTTCTTGAGTTGAATTACCTTTTTCGTATCTTTCTGTGAAAAACCTTGTAAGCTCATCATCACTAAAAAGATCAACAGTATTAACTTTTTCATTTACTTTATATTTTAACTTGACAATCTTATTGTCTTGAAAACCAATTTGTTGGTCTAATTTAACTATTTGTTGGTTTAATGTATCTATTTTATACACTAAATTATCATTAATATTATGTAAAGAATCTACTTTTGATTCTAACGCTTCAATTTTAACATCGTAGTTTACAACATATTCCTCATTACCTAAAAATATAAAATAAATCAATGTACCTAATAATATAAAAATTATACAGTAAGTAATTAATCTTTCTTTAGACAACATCTTTTTCTAATTTTGCAACTAATGATTCTAATTCTTTCTTTTGAGGTGTTTTAACTCTTAAGATATCTTTAATTCTTTCTTTTTCAGCTTCATCGCCTGCACTGTATTTACGTGCCAATGATTTCATTTCAGTTGAAATTGACTTTAAGGCTTTAACTGCTAGATCTAATTTTTTATGTTTACCTCTAGCTCCTTTAGCTGCTTTAATTGCTTTAGCATCAACGTCATCATCTTCATCCTCAGATACTACTTTAATTATATCATCATCCTTAGCTGATGATTTAACTTTTGCTAGATCTTCAGGTGAGGTTTCGATTGTAGCTTCACTCATTCTTTGAGTTTTTAATACATCAAGAGCATTAGCAAGATCTCTAATAGCCTCATCTATACCTATATTCCTGTATTTCATGAGTCTAACTACTGCTGATTTAGCTATTTTTATTTCTTCGTTAGAAGGGCTTTCAGTTAAAGCCTCAACTACATTTTCTTTTATAAACGATTGTAAGTCAGATTTTTTCATTATATTAGAGTTTTTATTATAAATATATTAAAGGTTAGTAATATTCAATATTTGTTGAATACGTTCTTCTGTTGAGCCTGATATTTTTTCTACCTTGCCTGCTTTATGGCCATGTCTTTTAATTAATGTTGTAATAGTAAAATCAATTAAATCTCTATAATGTTCATCCGTTTCACGTACCCCATTATCTTCAATTTCTAACCCATGAGGAGATATGTAAAATATGTAATCATATTCTCTGATGAATTCACTAGCATATGTTTCAAATGCATCTTTATCTTGATGAGGTATTGATCTAGCATTCATTGTAAATGCCATAACATCTAATACAGTTCTATCAGTAATAATGTTATCATGCATTAGTTCACCACAACGTTCAGCTAAAAATACTGTTTGTCCCTTTAATGTAGAATCAGTATTTAAAGGAATACCTAATGACATTAAATGTTGACTACGTTCTGTTGCAAATTGAAATTCTTTAAATTGTGGTAATTCTTTTAAGGCATTAACCAATGTTGTCTTACCTACACTCATTGTGCCACATAAACCTATTTTCATACTTAATTTCTGTGATTTTGTCCTTTCGGAGCTGGTTGTTTGTACCAAGGTAAACCCGTTCTACCTCTAACTGTTTCCTTGTAATCTGCTTCACTATACTGTATACCATAAAGGTAATATTCTCTCTTTCTTTCAATACCTTCAGGTATTAAAGCAGGTCCTTCCCAATTATGTAGTTTATTATCCCAAATATAGGCTATAGTCCCGTCTGCTTTTTTTAATTTTCGACCTGTTGGCCAGTCTTTATCTTTATTTTTCATACTGTAATATACGTAAATTATTTCGTTTCTCCTAATATGCTTTCAGCAACATATGTCCCTTGTGCACCACTTACCGTTATACCTCTAGCTGATAAAGCATCTCCTACGAAGTGTACGTTTGGATACTTGGTGAGTGCTAAATTGGTATAATCGACAAGTGGCTCAGGTGATAGATATTTTACTTCGGGTACATAAATACCCCAATCGTCTTTTAATGTTGGGAACACTTTCTTCATGTCATTAAT